CTTCCTGGATAGATGAGGTAGTCGTTAGTCATGTCTACGCGATCACACGCCATTTCATAAAGATCATCTTCATGTACTCCTGGATTTTCTTCAGGTAAAATTTCACTCATGTAGTAGTCAATCTCCTCTTCACGAAGGTGATCTGAATCTTCTTGAGCAGCGTTTTCAATCCAGGCATACATGTCGTCTTCATTTGGCTTACCATTAAATTCGTGTTCAATTACAACTGCACCCATTGGTACTCTCCTTTTGATTTAAGATTAAAATAGTAGTTCTTTGCCTTCTGTCATAATCCAATCACGTAGAGATTTCTCTTTACGTAGTTCTGGAAAACGTGAGCCCATGTCTTTGACACAGAACACAGCAAATTCTTTGTTGATAAGGCGGTTTACATAAGTAAGAATCGCACCTACATTTTCTTTGTTTGCACGTGCTGATAGAGCAGAAGTTAGTGCAAAGAGGAGGGCAGGATCTTCAGGGATCTCGCCATCTTCTGGATTATCGATGATGCCATCAGGGTCAGGCATCTTGTGGTATAGGTCGCAGTAACCTTTAAAGTCAGTTGCTGCAGCTTCGCCGATAGTGCCTTTAATGGTTTCGAATTCAGTGAAGCCTTCAAGACCCATTCCAAGAATAGTATTGACACGCATCCAGCTACGAGGAGAGGGACAAGCATCAGCGCCAGCATCGAACTTCGCAATGAAGTCAGGACGGTAACGCATCATACCTGTAATACGTTCGTCAGCACCTTGACCGTTAAAGAATTCAACAACATCATCCATGTTTACTTCTACTTCAACAAATAGAAGGCGGTCACGAAGGTGTGTAGGCATTACACTAGTACCGGCACGGTTAGCAGTCTTGTTACCTGCAGCAACAATCTGCCAGCCATCACCTAGCTTGTGTTCGCCAATGCAACGCTCGTTAGTCAACTGAGCCATAAGGTTCTGTGACATAACAACAGCTTGAGGTAGTTCGTCTAGGAAGAGAATACCTTCGCCTTCTTCAGGAAGCCAGTTAGGACGTGCACGTACATATGAATCATCTTTCAAGTAAACTAGACCTGCTAGCTCGCCTGGGTCGTACTGACCTACGATTACTTCACGACACTCTACACCGAGATCTTCGGCAGCTTGACGGACAATGGCGGTCTTACCAAGACCTGGATCGCCTACGAGGTAGACGTTTAGTAGTTCTGAAGCCTTAGCACCTTCTGCATATAGTTCACGGTTAGTGTTAAATGCACGTACAATTACTTCTTTAGCTTGTGTGAGTTTCATTTTCTATATCCTTTGTATAATGTATTACTTGGATACCAAAGTCTTCAATAGCACTCTGGCACCCGTTACAGGGTTTGCACATACCTTCTACGAGGCATGTTTTATCTTTATCTTTCCATTTCCAACGAGATACATATAGTTGCATGCCCTCCAGAGAATCGTGTCTCCGAAGGGCTTTGCGTATAGCATCAATCTCAGCGTGGAGATAGATCTGCCCATCTCTTCCATATAGTTTTTGGAGAGGGTGGGACTTGGTTGAGTTATACCCAATGGAGACAAGCTTGTTACGATGCACCAGCACCGCAGCAATCTTTACTGTTCCATAGCCGGGCGCTTTAAGTGCTTCTTGCGAAGCTCGTTCAATCCATTTATTCATTTGTAGTTTTATGTTGGTGTTTCTCTATACCTTCTTGGTATCCTTCGTTAAAGGCTTCAACCATTTCATCTTTACTACCAACCATAATACCTACAGTACATGTAGCAAAAGGTAAGAGAGCTAAAATAATAATAATTCGAGTTAAGGTTTTCATCTTTTAATTCCTTTATAAATTTCAGGGTGTTTAATTTTAAGCCACTCAAGGAAAGATGTACCGGCGAGTACACGCCCATACATACAATCCTCAAGGTGCTCAATTCTTAGTTCTTCCTCTTTAGTGTACGTCATACCAGTTATTACCGATTTGACCGTCACCATCAAGGATATCGCAGTCATAAATTTTGGCAGCATCACGAAATGCTCTTACCATAATTTCTTGTACTTCTTCAGCTTGATTTGCAGGACATTCTACTTCGAATTCATCGTGATAGAAGATAAGAGGAGAAACATCTAAGTTCTTCTCTTCGAATTCTTTCATAGCCTGTGCTACAGCAGCCTTACAAGTCAAGGCTTCAAAGCTTTGTAGTAGGTAGTTAAGAGCCTTGTGAGAGCTATCGCAGTAGATCTTACGACCATCGAGAGCAGGAATCCAAGCTTTACCTGGAGTACGGCTATCTGTTTTGTGATAGATTTCATTTAGCTTTTCGTTTAGTTCTTTCAAGCCTGGAATAGCTTTAGTAAAGTCAGCACGTTTTTGCTTACCTACTGTTTTATTCCGTGAACCTGTTAGGATAAGCCCTAGCTTTTCAAAGCCAGCACCGAACAAGAAGGCATACAAGAATGGTTTCGCTGTTGAGCGATCACATCCAAGTGCATCAGCATTTCGTTGGTGAACATCACCGTCAATTACTTCAGCTGTATAGTCTTCATTCTTTAGGTAGTGGCAGAAAGCTCGCATCTGGTTACCTGAGGAGTCGGCGCCTACAATTACGTTACCTTCTTCACAAATGAAGAGTTCACGCATAGCACGACCCCATGTAGCTCCTGCACCAGGGACGTTTACGATGCCGCTGTGGCGAGCGCGGCCAGTAGGAGTAGCGATAGTAAAGCACCCTCCATGCAGCTTTTGGTTTTCGTCGAGATTCTCGATCCATCCCCTGAGGATACCAAAGCGAGAGCGAGTAGTATAATAATAATCAATAAGCTTTCCATCAGTTCCTAGCTTTCCTAGGGATTCAGAACAAAGCTTTGGAGAGATCTTTACGAACTCGCCTCCAATTCGTTTCCAGTTCCAGTCTAGAGGTTCCCAGCCGATACTATCGAGCCAGTCTTTAACGCTATCCATGTTGCCAAGGTTAGCTTTAATAATTTCTACACGGGAGTGTGGACCCCATATTGTACGTTTATGAAGAGCGTCTTCTTGATCAAGCTTATGCCACTTAGCAATATGCATTGGATACTTACCGTTCTTCAAGAATTCAACTTCTTTAGGACCGGTTTTATCTACTGGCTTAACGATGTAACCGAGTTTAGGTTCAATACGCTTTTCAATCTTTTCCATAATCTTACGCATACGCTCATAGAGCATTTCAGCGCGAGGTTTGTTTAGCTTCCAGCCTGAAAGTTCAGCTTCAGCACAGAATTTAGCTACATCGTGTTCGATACGAAGAGAGGTAGCAATTAAGGGCTTTTGAGCTTTGTAGGCACGGAATTCTTTCATGAGATATTGATAAACTTTAACGTTCAATTCTACGTCTCTGACGCAGTAAGGGAGCATCTCGTCATCCCATTGGGCAAAGGCCTTACCTTTACCATACTTCTCTTCCATACGTTTAGCGAAGTCATCTTTAGGATACTGGAACGCATCGCCCCATGTAGCTAGATTATGACGACCGTTACGGAAGCGCTTATAGTTCAATGTCTGTGATAAGAGCATTGTATCTACGATAGTTACCGTATTAGGCGGCACCCATCCAGTGATTTTCTTTAATGCAGGAAAGTCATACCCGACAACATTGTGTCCGGATAGCATCTTTGCATTATTGAGGAAGTTTCTAAATTCATCGAGAGGCTTACCCTCTTTAGCGTGGTCACTGAAAATGTGCTGCTCACCCGTATGTACGTCGATGGCCACTACACAGTATACTTTACTGATTTCTGATTTATTACCGTCTTTAAACAGCAAGCCATCAGCTTCAATATCGAATACGTAGTGACCTTTACTTGTAGGTGTATCAGTCATTTAATTTTCCTTATTTAAAGTTTTTATCCTTAACTTCGTCACGAGTAGCTTGAGTAGCCTGTGACACTACAACCATAGCGTCTTGAGCCATCATAATAGCTGTGCGAATAGTCATGTTAGGATTTGTTTCTTTGATACGTGTGTAGTAATATTCTGCTACTTTACGTAGTACTTTAGTTTCAAATTTCATTAGTATAGTTTCTCTCTTTTAGTTTTGATATAGACAAAGCCGTGTCTACCTGCTAGGATACCCCTTGAGTTATTAGGAGTGATAAATGATATCTTCCAGTAAGGAGCACCATCAGGGTAGCCAGGATAACCGCTTGCTCTACCGATCAGTAGCCGAAGCCACAAGAATCGATAAATACGACCTTCAAGAACAGAAGGTAAGCCGTAGGAGTTAATCATAGTGCCTACAACAGCACCATCCCTCATTAAAACACCTGAAAAGTAATTGTCTGTGTTTTCAATCCATTCTTGGGAGTTATGATAAAAGAAGTGTTTTACGTAGGAGTCAGTTAGCCTTGTGGCGTGGTGTCTACGTCCCATCCCAAGTAGGGCGAGTAGGTTATTAAGCATAGTATATCCTTATTTAATTTTAGGACCGTTTTCTAAGTATTCACGAAGACGAGAGGCGTACCATTCGATCTTCTTTGCATCTTGTACGATGTCATCTTTAGCACCCAAGCGAAATGAGTATTTAAAGATTTGACCGAGAAGATGGGCTGTAGGGCCGTCGTGACCTTGTAGTGCATGCTCCATAATATCCATATACTGAATATCTCCAGGCATGATTTGGTAATGCTTAGGGTTGATAATAGCGTCCTGCGCTTCATCTGACATGTCACTAAAGTCACCGTGAAAATCAGGTTCACAGTCACTTGGCAAGTCTTCAGGATAATGCCCGTAGTTGTTACGGTAATTTATAGCATCACCTATAGTCATGTTTCGTTGTGCGCTGTGAGACCAGAATTCTGAATGTTTTTCATTTTCTTTCATTTGTTTAGCACTTTCTATCTAGTTGTAATTTATCTAAGTTGTCTTTAATAAAATCAAGATACTTATGTAGCTCATTAAATAGCTCTGAGTTTACGCTAAGTTCTTTGTTTACTAGTCCTCGGCACGAGGTAATACCCATGTTAATTGAGTTGAAACGATGTAGAGTGTTATCTACAGGCTTCATTCCAAAGTCGTGAGCGTCTTCAAGGACATGCCGGTTAGCAATCTTTTCGGCATCATAAAGACGCTTCATTGTTTGCTCATAGGATTCATGTCGCATAGAGTTTGCATAATCTGTTTGAGAAGTAAAGTCCATAGCATTAGCCTCAAGCTCTTCGGCGGTCTTAACAGTTACCTGCATACCTACACCAAAGTTAATGTCGCATGAGTGAAAGCTAGGGGATTCAAAAGCAATATTTAAAGCCTCATCTAGATCATTAGTATGGTGGGGATACATGCCATCATCGTTAAGCATCCATAGCTGATAGCGTACAAACATTACAGTACCTCTCCATCGTAGCTCTTTTGAGCGAGCTTTAAGGCTTCTGCCATAGATACTTTAGCAGCAGAGTTGTTCTGAAGTTTAATAGCATAACGGCGTTTCTGACGTGTGGTTAGTTCTTTCCATGTAGCTGTTGGTTTCATCTTAGTATCCTTCTTCGTTTGCTTGGGAGAGGTAAACCTCACCGTTCTCTTTAAGTTTAATATCTTCGTAAGGGGCTGCAATTCGACGATAGAATTCTAGTTTAGCACCTTCGAGAGCACCGACAATATCATTTACTTGGGCATAGCGACCGCCATGCTCCATGAAGTAATCATCGATAATAGTTGTAAGCAAGTAGTTTAGTTCACCTGCATTAGCTGGGATCTTTTGTTCGTAGTGTAGATCTTCACGGTCATCTTGGTTAATGTATGGCATTATTTGCGTTCCTTGTACTCTTTACGAAGGTGCGCCATAGCTACTAGGGCTACATCACCTTGTAGTTGTGGATAGTCTGTAATCAATGCTTCGTAGGCCTCTGTTGCAGTCATATCACGAACGATTACGGGTGATTCTTTCTCACCAGCAGTGTTGCGTTCATTAATGTACTTGACTCGCATTAGGTTTTTCATAAGTAGCAAGTCAGAAAAGAAAAGGTCTTTCTTTTGCTTTTCGTTTAGTTCACGTTGGCCAAAGTCATTTAGTTTAAATTTTGCATCGAAATTTTTCATAGTATAGTTTCCTATTTAAAAGGGTTATGGTTAAATGTCGTAGTAGTTTTCAACTGCATCAATGCAGTCTTCTAGGGTGTGATGAATTTCAGTTCCATAGAATTCAAGGAAGGGGTGTTTAATGTCATCTTCATTAGTCCAGATGATAATAATTTTATTTTTGGTGTGAGCGTGAGCAATTTCACTCATGCTACCCCAGCGCATACCAGGTTGATCTAAGCGCATATCGGCTAAGATAACGGTGGAGTGTGCAATGTCTTGTAGATCCATTTTGACTACACGATTAATAGCATTGCGGTCCATAGTTCCACCGTGAAATGCTACTCGACGTGTTGGGTCAAGTGTTTCGATTTCGTAGTTAGCAAGCGCTTCAGTTGCCTGTTGGCGCCAGCCTTTCATTTGTTCAGCAGCATAGCCTTCCATGCCACCACACAAGTATACATAGTCATTTTTCTTTGTCATCATTCGTCTCTTTGTTTGTGGTTATCGTAGTGCCTTTCGGCAGTTAATTTCTGCGTCTTTTAATAGTGTTTTGGAAGCAGAAGGAAAAGCAAGCTCAACTTGTTCTATACAAGCTGTTACTCGATCTTCATAAGTGTAGTTGTCCCAAGCCTCTTCACCTACTACGTAAGCAAGCAGAGACATAACAGAGGATACCATAAGTGCGACTATTCCTGGCATAGTGTAAATACCTTTTCTTTAATTATTTGTGCAAAACAATCTTCGCTTAACTCCATTACAGAGGAATTTGAAGGTGTTTCTTTCTTTAAGTTAGTTACAAAGTCTACACCGAAATAAGCAATAAAGGCAAACACCAGTGCTATTTCGAATATAATCAAAGCCTTTGCTATGTCAAATAGCGCACTTGCATATAGTTTGAATTTAGAGGGTAGGGTGGGCTTGTCTTGTGTCATAGTCTATGTTTCCATAATATTCTATGCGCACGAGATTACCGACTACTGCCCCTTGATTCACTGCATCATTTCTTTTCATTATTTATTCCGTTCAACTGTATTAGTACATAGACGAAGCCATGCTTTCTTTAGCATATCATTTTGCCATAAAGAAATTAGGTTGTTGACATCGTCTGTATATTCTGGGATATCGTTGTAAGTGTTGACAGCGATACCGTTGTCTAAGAAGAGCTCGTCAAAGTCTTGAGCAAACCCTTCGTAAACATACTCCATTTCATTTTCCATTGCCTCTACGAGTGTACTTACATCTGGGTTAGCAGCTTCAAGTTCGTCGTACAGGTCAAGCATAAGGTTTAATTGCATAAGAGATCTCGCTTAAATTCATAATAGTTGTGATAACCTTCTACAGCATCTGCAGCCTTGTATTCATCAGGCATACACTGTGGAGGGTCTTGGAAGTCTATCATAGGGATGTTCTTAGGTAGTAACTTTAGGGTATCAGCGTGGTCAGAAATAGTCTTGTGAGTCTTTCCTGTTTTAGCTGTATACTCCTCACCTAAAGCCATCATAAGTTCATAAACATAGCCGTAGTTCAAAGCACCTTCACGAACCCATACAGCAGAAGGATGATTAGTGTGAGTCTTCTTGTAAGGGCCACTACCATCGCCATCGAGGACGTGGTGAGCAGTACTTAAAAGTTGAGCAGACTCTAGAATCATTTTAACTGTGTGCTTGGGCCATATGTGCATTGAAGCGGCTTCTTCGGGGTCTCTTGATAAATAAAATATGTTCATAATTACCTCAATTATGTGCCCCTACAAGAACTCAATCCTGTAGGGGCGGTATAAATTATAGTAGTGTAATAGCTTGAAGTTCCTGTTCGGTACATTCAAATACTTTTACACCGTTTGAATAAAACTGATAGACACCGTCTTCGACAGAGCCTTTATCACCTTCTATTCGTTGAAGCATAGTTTGGTCATCCCTTGTATACTTCAAAAGCCAGGTAAACCGACTAGAAGAGGTCATCTTCGTCAACGTTGTTATCACCGAAAGAATCAGAGGCTGTAACAACTTCTGTTTCAGTTAGCTCAAAGTCATCGTCACGTGGAGCAGCTTCGTATAGCTTGTGTGTAGTAATCTGTACAGCCATTAGCATTGAAGCAACACCTTGGCGACCGCCTACATCGTAGTCATACTGGTATACACGTACGTTACCGACAGAACCGTGACCGATAGTGTCTGGATCAATCTCTTTGAGTTGACCGTTAACTACTTTAACTGGATCTACTGGAGTTCCATCACGTTTCTTTGATTTCTTTTTAACAGTACATTTAAAGAAGGTGTTACCGTCTTTGTCTTCGTCTTTCTTGACGTTTAGGTTGGCATCTTTCCACTCTTGAGCGGTAGCTTTGTCGTGTGTACGGATTTGAATTTCCCAAGTAGGTTGATCTTTATCGAAAGTATCGTTTGGTTTACTTGGATTTAGTCGTGCCCACCATAGTTCTGCGTTTTTAATAATCATAATATTTGTTCCTTTTGTCATATTGTCCTACCTCATTTCGAGTAGGATTCAGGTTGGTTTAATTAGTTCCCTAAGATTTTCGGCGTAAATACCTCAAGAGAAATTAGGGGTTAATGTAGATTTTGTTTATGAAAATGCAAACTCGTTTTCGAGAATAGCATCTACTTCTAGGTTACCAAGAGGGACATCAATGTCTTCTACTTGGAGTTCTTTCTTAAGATGTTCTAGAGGTTCTGATGAGTATAAGTCAACAAAGCAGTCTCTAACATACTTAAATAGGTTTTGCATATCAGTTGGATGACTACCGAATGAGTCGTGAACAGTAATAAGGTTAAAGCCGTTATCGCTGCACTTCATTTGAGTCATAGCCAAGTGAGCTGCATCGAGTGAGTGAATAACATTAGGAGAAGCACCTTGGGCTTGTTTGCCTTTGATAATCTCTGGATACTCAATTACTCGTGTTCTTAGTTGTAGTCTGTCTTTACGATTAAGACCACCTTTGTCAAGTTCGTTATTATCGCCGTAGTGAGCATTGATTTTATCTCTACGACCTTGCATGTAATATTGTGATACAGGGAAGCCTGTTCCAGGTACACGCCATTGTAATACTTCACCTCTTGATTCAGCACGATTACCGGCTTCCTCAAAGAGCTTAAGCATAGCCATAGGACGAGGAATAGCAACTTCACAGCCTGCATAAACCTTACGACCCATATAAGCGCCCCACTTGTGTTCTAGTTCAAGTAGTAGCTCAATGTCATGTTTACGAGCATCTTTAATTTGTTGCTCGCCTAAGCCGTACTCAGTACCGCCGTATGGAAGTGTCATTACATTACGCTTAACAATCTTACGCTGTTCTTTCTTGTCTGTAATACGCATCCAGAAGACTTCTGAAATAACGGAATCAGCTTTCTCAAACAAAGCCCGATTATCTCTTTCTAGGTACTTAGAAATGTCTTTAACAGACTTTTTAAAGTAATCACGACCTACAGTGTTCATCCAGTTCATTGTAAGCTTATTTTTACGAATACGAGAGACGAGCTTGTTCGCCTTGTCTTCTTCCATAGTAAGCATAGCAAGAGGTACACGACCTTCAAGACGAGCCTTAGGTGCTGTCCGAAGTTTCAAGTGATAGAGCCGAGTAGTGATTCTATCAATCTCTGTTTCATCTTTCTTTTCTCGTTTACGTAGCGTATCAAGTTGAGATGTAAGAGAGGTAATCTCTGCTTTTAGTGCAAGGATATCCTCAATGTACTTGTTAGCAGCTACTTGTTGGTCAGCTGTTACATTAGCATTAAACTGTTTCCATACAGATTCAGCTACATAGGCATAGAGATCGCCGGCTACTTCATCACGTTCAGCTATAGTATCATCCATAAAGTTAGGTGTACGAGTTACATTAACTTGTTCGCCTGTATCCTCATCACGAGTAATAGCAGCTAGATGTTGACAGCCGTTGTTAGTACCGTCGATATACACTACAAACCCTGTTTCATATTCGAAAGGGTTAGTTAGAGTGTGAGCGTTGTAAATCTCCATAATAGTAGAGATGAACTGCCAAGGCTTATCTGCTGACATCCACCCTTTGTTATTAAAGGGATCGCCAGCCCACTCAAGCCATGTATCAAGGTTCTTCTCTGCAAAGCTTACACGCTCATACAAAGCAATCTTATCGGTCTTTGCACCATCTTCTCTACCAGAGTTACCGGCCCAGTTATTAGCAGCATTAAGCAGAAGCCACTGATAGCCGTCTTTACCTAAAGGTTTTTGTTCTGCAGTGAGCAATAAGCCTTTTGCAGCATCTGTACCTTGTTCGTGCAGGTAGGCGGTTGCTGGATACTTACGACCACGGAAATCATAGTAATAAAGATGATAGAAAGCATTATCAGCAGGTATGGTAGCCTCATTGATTTCTCCTTTATCGTCTACAAGGTCTTGACCAGGGATATCACCCATAACCTTAGCTGTATGTAGAACAGAGGTTGCTTCACGTAGCTTACTTTCTTTAGCCTGAGGATTTGTCATCTCCCAGATATCACCGAAAGCGTCTTGTTCAGTACGTAAGGCCCACTCGAATAGTTCTGCTACATCCCAGTTAACTTTCCAGCCGATCTTTTGAGACTGATTAACAGCATTAAAAAGAGTCGGGAAGTCTTCAGGGTTTAGGCTTTTGAGTATGTCTTGGTCGTTTGTTTTGATTAGCTTGAAGCCTGCATTCATAGACCCGTGCCAATCGTTATATGGTTCCTTTTGAGGATACTTATTACTTTCCTTAACGGGAATAGTCTCACGTAAACTTGTGAGCTTCCTATCATCCTTAGAGAGGATAAAGTAATCGCTGTGTCCTTCTTTGTTTTTACCTCTAGTTTCGATACGCTCAACTAATCCTAACAATTCGAAGGAGTATAGAATATGCGCACCCATCTGTAAGGCGATAGATGTGTTTGTTGCAGTCTTGTAGATTGCTCGATGGTTACCTTGTAGGTATCCGTACCTCGTACGAGCTTTCTTTGCAAATGGCTGGCCAATCTTAAGTATGAGATCGCCCATGCGCACCTTATCTTCGCTATCTTTGTGGCCTTCACGGGTGTAAACGTAAACGCATTCAATAGCTCTGTTTAGTAGCTTGTCTAAGTCTTGTTGAGTTCTAGTAGCTAGCAGAATAAACTTACCTACTTGCTTTAGACCGTTTTCATAAGCTGGTTCTCGGCGATGGCCGAAAGCCTCGAGCATAGCTCTCTTACGAATACTTACACCAAGCTCATGTCGAAGCTTTTTACTCATCCTCGTTGTCTCCTTTAGGTGCATTTTCAGACCAGTCTTTTAGCATTTCGTGAAATACTTGTACTGCTTCATCATCTGTCCTAAAGGGAGGAGTTAGACCCATAGCATCGACTTCCTTGTTAGTAAGCGGACGTTCTTTTCGCTCACCTTCAGGAACCGGTACAGAAACAACTTCTCGGACTTGCTTGACTGGCTTGTGGCCGGCTCTGATAAAGTCTACAATAAAGTTAATGTCAGCATTACCATCTTTGTACTTAACTACAATGAAGTCATCCTGCTTATTTCCGTATGCCATAGTATTCCATAAAGCCATAGCAGCCTTATGTGTTTTTCTCATATTAACCATTTCAGGTTCTCGACCTAGTTTGATAATACGAAATTCGATTTTTGGTTTACTCATAGTTTCCCCCATCTGGGTACGTGACTACTGCCACGCTATTTTGAGTTGATTGAAAAAAAAAATTGGGAGTTGAATGCCCCCTGACGTCACCTTTTTACTCCCTATACAGGGATACTCTAATATCTACTGAAACAGTAAATAAAAGAACACTCCCGAAGGAGGTAAAAAAGTGACGCCAGGGGGCATCGGGATCACTTAAGAAGCAATCCCATATTTATCAAAAAGATCCTCAGCTTGAGCTGTAGGATAAGCGCCTTCATTAGAAGGTGCAGGTGTTTCCTCAGTAAGAGGGTTACGTGTGTGTACAACGCCGTTATTATCAATAAAATAGTTCATCAGTTTTCTCCAAGTTTAAATAGATTAAGATTTGATTTCGATTTTTACGCATTCATATTTAACAGAATAACCTTGTGATTCAGAGGTCATTTGTTTTGCTGATTTCCAAACATTACATTCAGATTGAGTCAAATAGTTACCCTCAACAATAGGTTGAGCGAGTGTATTCCAAACAGAAAGTAATATAAAGGTTGTTTTAATCATAATAGTATCTCACATAAAGTGCAGCAATTCAGCTGCAATAAAAATAATGCTACCTGCCATTAGGCTGATAGCTATTTGTTGCCATATATCTTTAACGTTGATAGCTAAAAATCCTAAGGCTATACTAATAATAATCAGTACATAAAAGACGTGCATATAGTGGAATTCTTCCATCTTATAGAGCCTTTAACTGGGTTACATAAGTCATTTTAGACTCATTTAGCTTTGTGATTTCTTTGTAAAGCATATCACGGTTTTTATAAGCAATGCGCTTTTCAGCACCATTAGTGCTTTTAATTGCATTATCATACTCTTTAATCTTTTCAAACTTATTAAAAATTTCTACTTTAAGAGCTTTAATAGCCTTGTAATATTGTCCTTTAGTCATAATAACTTCTCTCCTTTATAAGTATAGATTAAGCAAAATAAACCATTTGAAGATACACGAGGGCAGCTACAAATGAAATTAATACAAATTTAAATGTTTCAGACATAAATGTCTCCTTTACAAAAGGTTGAATAAGACCTATCTCATCAGTGCCGGTAGGTCAGTTCCGACAGACCCTCCGTAGAGGGTTTCGATAGTTAACACATTTCCCAGATATTGCTCTCGTTTGTTACAACGAGTTGATAACCAGGATCGGTTTGAAAAAGCTCACACTTAGTTGTGTAAGTACCTTCACCATCTCCATCGTGATCTTCTCCAATTTGAAGTTCTTCTCGTTCCATGTATTCCATGACCTCGATAATGTTTTCAAATTGAATAGTCTCGACTTCTTTAGTATATACACTCATGATACACCTCAATCGTTAGAGTGTTTTTTCCAAGACTTACGCATTTTATTGCAGTCTCGAATACCAACATCCATGCATACTTCAAACATAGTTTTAGTAGCATGAAACTTACCACGAATTTCCATCATAGTCATTTCATGGTGCCACATCAGAAAACCAGCATTGAAAACCGCTGCAATAAGCAACGCATAACTTTGCCATACGATTAACCGAATTGGTGAAATAATCCGCGCATATACCCGTTTATTTTTCTTGCGTTTTGCCATCATTTAGCTCCACATATTTATAATTGTAATTCATAAAACGATCCCATGCTTTTTGCTCAAGCGGAGATCGCTTTGGTTTAAATAAATTTTTAATAAATGCAAACATATCACACCTTTAAAATTTGAACGAAACTTCAACCTTTCGCTCTTCTATAATTTTTGCTACAGTAAGAAATGTAGCAGTTCGATTAAGAGTTTCTTCTGAGAAATTTCTTTTCAGGTAGCTCTTAACTTTACGCTTAGTCCAATCTTCATCGTAGACTTCACGTTCTAGTACTGGACCCGTGTACTCGTAGTTTACAGGTTCAGCTTTTGCATAAGATGCTGACATAAATATCAACATTACAATTAAAATGCCACAAAGACGATTAAGAAACTTTGAGGCGTATTCAACAAAATTTTCCATTCTTAAATTATCCTTCGTTAATAGTTTTTTGCTGACCATCTTTCATAGTAACATAAAATACTGTTTGACCTTGTTCGGTAACAGTAAGTGTGAAACCTTTGATGTAGCCTTGACGACGAAGTTCGTTTAAAATTTGAATGCTCATTTTGAGTCTCCTTTAAGAGGGTGTAAAGTTAAATATTGTGAATTATCGTTAAGATAAACCACATAATCATTATGGAATTGAAAGTAGCCATTGTAACTCCTTTAGGTTATTCCATATAAGAAAGGTAATTTTCCCATCTTTTTTCTAGCCTATCTCATCAGTGTTGGGAGGCAAGTTCCAACAGACTCCCCGTAGGGAGTTTCGAATTAGTATCCTTTAGAAAAACAATAAATCTTAACTCCTGCATAACCACCAGCAATAACGCCAGCAGCAACAATAGCCGTAATAAAAGTAGGGTCAAGAACAATAAATGCACCACCAGCTGTTACGCCAGTTGCAATTGCCCAGGCACCAGCAGATATCCCAATACCAGCAATAGTAACGCTACCAGCAGTAAAAGCACCAGTTGCCATACCAGCAATAAAAGTTGAATACTTGCTTTCAGAAAGTTCACAAATTTCAATTACAGGATTTTTAGATGGCGTAGCATAAGCATTAGAGGTAAGAGTAAGGGTCATGGTGATAGTCATAAATAATGCAATAACAAATTTCATTTTAAATCTCCAAAAAATATTTAGGTTAACATTAGCGTTATTCCATATAAGAAAGGACAAAAACCCCACTTTTTTGTGCCCTATTTCCTTAATAAAATACCCCCAATCTCCGAAGAGACCAGGGGTAAAATACTGTGAGCTACCACTTGACCTTGTTGGCCCAGTATGCAGCTGACATTTTGCCTTTAGCGATGTTAGGTGCGTGTCGAGCTTTGAAGTTCTTACGCTTACGCTTGGTTGCGGCAGAGTCACTCGCTTTAGGTTTACCGGCTGTCTTAGCGCCTTGTGAACCGAAGCGGATCGTCTTTACTTTGTCACCAACCTTAGCAACAACAATGTGTGACTTAGTTGCGTGACCAGGTGTACGTTTAGGCTTGTTGTAGCCTGATACACCAGCACTTGTTAGACGTGAGTCTTTCTTTGTGCCTTTAGTTTTCGCCATTGTTATCTCCTGTATCTGTGTTATCTTCATGTTTATCTATAAGAAAGACGTGCATATTATCAGGTACAAGGAGACGCCACCGCGAGTCACCAAAGACTTCATCTAGTGTGTAGACTTCAGGGCGCTCGAAGTATTGGCGACCGTCCCAGCTGTTTCCCCAAGTGTTTGCAACAGCAAGGGCTGCAGGACTGGTTGGGTGATGAATAGCCATAACTCTGTCATAGCCATCAGCGTCACACCACTCTCGTGCTATTTTTTGGAAGTCTTCGGAGTACCACCAAGAGCGGGATCCACTTTCGCTAACCCCGTAAGTTGGCTGTCTGTACCAGGCCCACTTTTCGACTTTACCTTCGAACTTTATATCTAACGAGGTAAGTGCGCCGCAGCCAACTAGATATCCGTCTAGCTCGTAACGGTGAATGAAAGTGTCTTCTTGTTCGAGAGTTTCCCAAAGAGTCTCTCGCATATTTTCACCAAGACGCTGACGCTCAACTGAAAGGTAGCTGTAGGCTTCATCGTAAAGGCGGTCAAACTCAGTGCGGGTCACTAGGTCATCTTTATTGATAATAAGTGCCATTAGCTGTTCCTCCCACCGTAGAAGTCGGACATGCTTATTGTCCCGCTGCTAGGTACGTTTGTATTGACTGAGATAGTGGACGCGGCAACACGGCGGCGTATTCGATAATACGATTTTGTTTCCTGACTTTTACCACTGCCAGTAGTAACCGTTTGCCACAGTGTACCGACCTCGTAGTTATAACCACCCGCAGTAATAACTTGACCGGCACCTGTGTAGAAGATAGTAGAAACAACCACTCCGCTATATTTCCAATCTGTGGCACCAAGGAGACCGACGACGACGGTGTTGCTGGTAGTACCAACGAAGCTTGACCAGCTTCCAGCGGCCTGACTGACCGTAGTCGGGACATAAGTACCACCTCGGTAGTACTCAGTAATGAGGATAGGCTGGGAGCCACCATACTCCGCTTGGATATCTGCGAAGCTAATAGGGCCTGAAGTTTGTAGTGCCATTTTACTCTCCTAGTTTCTTTTCGAGTTCTTCTACTTTAGAAGAAAGCTCTTTTACTGCTTCAACAAGCAATCCAATTACTTGATCATACTGCACAGTTTTATACGTTTCACCTTCTTCGCCGTGGAATACAGGCTTGTCTTCAATAACAGCTGAAGGCAAAACCTTCTCTACGTCTTGAGCAATCAGGCCAGCCGACTTACGGTCATCCTTGAGGTAGGTAAAGGTGCAGCCATTAAGCTGCTGCACTTTGGTTACTGCGTTATCAATCGGTGCAATGTCCTTCTTGAGGCGAATGTCTGAAACGGTTGTGGAGTATGCGACTACGTTGCCATCGACGTGGAGGTCTCCGTCCGTTTCAAGTCTCATCCGTTCAGTTTGAGTTCCCGTAGCAGAGTTATAAAATGATAAATAACTTGAGTTGTTTGCAGCAGCACTGCTGCCACGTATCATTGACAGGGTTGAATCAACATTGTTCCCAAAGTGAATTGCGCCAAGATTATCAGTGGTGTTGTTATTATTAACTTGCAAATACAACTCTGCACCATTGGAGTTTGTGTCTCCAGTCAAATGAAGCAACCCATCTGGATTTGACTCGCCAATGCCGACCCGATTATTCGTGCTGTCAACATACAGCGTGTCAGTATCAACAGTCAGGTCGCTAGTCATAGTTACGTTACCGCTAAAGGTACCACCACTAGCAGCTGATACGAAATCAGTTGGAAGTGTTGGAGTGCCTGTTAGGTCAGCATAAGCACCGCTAAATAGTGAGGTATTCCCCGCAAGAGCAGTTGTAGCAGTTGTGCCGATTGCAAGAGCATCAGTAATACCGTAACCAGAAATGGTTGTTGGTTTACCTGTTAGAGATGCAAATGATTGAGCTGGAACTGAGGTAAGATAAGAACCTAAGTCGCTAATTTGACTTTCAGTAATAGTAATATCACCTTCGTGAGCTGTTACATCACCTGAAGTTACTGTATAGCTTGTAAGGTAGCTCGGATCACTTGAAGGAACCCAAGAAGGAGTTACGTCAGCATTAGTAGCAACGGTGTCAAGTTTAGTACCATCGGCAGCTACATCACGGCTATCTACTGTACCTGATAGTGTAATTGATCCAGTAACATTAATGTTACCTGTTCCAGTAATATCTGAGCTGTTTAGATCTAAATCACCACCAAGTTGAGGTGTTGTATCGCCAACAATATCACTTATGCCACCAGAAGCATCTTGGAAAGAGAAGCTACCAGAACCATCGGTAGTAAGGACTTGACCATTGGTACCGTCTGTAATACCCTCAAGGTCAGTGAGGTCATTAAGATGAGAGAGATCTGTTGCCTTACTCATTGTTATTCTCCAATGTTTCTAGACGCTGAAGTATATCAGCATTTTGTGTTTCGAGTGTTTCGATTTTGGTCATTGCTTCCTGCAAGGCTTTGATAGCCATCCAAGTAACTTGTTGCTCAACAACCCCAAGCTTAGTAGTGCTGTCGTCAATCTTAAACGACTTGATAAGGTCAGGATGATTTACTTGAACCTCTTGAGCGATAACGCCCAACTGCTTTGGGTCTGCGTCATCTTCAAAGTTATAATGAAACTCTTTAAGAGCAAAGCCTTTTACATCATCCCAAACACTTGCGGCAGCAGTAATGTTTTTCTTCTCGGTCTGGTCAGACAAGTTAACGTTATTGCTGGAATAGTTGGCAATACCGCCATTGCCTTTAACATAAAACTCATAACGGTTTTGTGAAGTATCGTAATTGTGAAAGCTGTCACTGCCGTTTGTAGTTGAAAAGATTTGCCCGTTTGATTTTAGCATACTGCCCACGTCGCCAACAGTAGTGCTATTTTTTGCAACCAGCACATTCCCGGTGGTGTCGATGCGCATACGTTCTGCGGCATTTACATGAAACAACATAGCGTTGTCGCCGTGAAGATATTGAATTTCTCCAACATCGCTATCATCTGTATCGCCAAATTCTAAACGTGAATTACCAGTATTAGAAGCTAAAAGCTGAATATTTGGAGAGCCAGTGCCATCACCGATTGATAATTCTCTAGCTGGCGAACTCGTGCCAATGCCGACTCGGTCATTCGTGCTGTCAACGTGCAGGGTGTTGGTGTCGACAGTCAGGTCGCCAGTCATAGCTACGTTACCGCTAAAGGTACCACCACTAGCAGCTGATACGAAATCAGTTGGAATAGTAGGTTTATTAGTTAGGTCATTATAATCTAAGTTTGATAAGTTATGATTAGTAAAAGCAATAACATTTACTTCATCATTGAGTTCTAGACCAGAAGTGAAAATAATACTTGTACCACTCGTAGCAGTATAGTCTGTACCATCTTCATATACGATACCGTTAACTGTAACAATAATCATACCTGTAGAGTAAGACAAGGCGTTAGTATTATCGTCATTACCAGAAAATGAGGTTTGATTAGCAGTTGCAGTATAGTTATAAGTTGTCATAGTAGAAGCACTATCGTACCAATCGTAATCAGTACCATTCCAACGAAGCAAAGAGTTAGCTCCTGCAGCTGATTGATTAAGGTGTGTGTCTACTGTTGTGTTAAATGAAGCAGTTGTTGCTTGATTTGAAGAGTTACCGATAAAGATATTACCATCATTTAGGTTAGGAGTAGCATTAGTACGTCCTGCGCCTGTAACCATGATACTGCCGTTAGAGGCATGTACCTTTAACACTTTACCGATATTTTGAATTAGTGCACCTTCGCCTGAAGGTACGGTTGTTGTTAGAGTGCCGGAAGCACCCACATATAAGGTATCTCCTTCGCTAAAGGAAGAAGTGTTTAGACCGTTAATTTTACCAATAAGAACTGCATAGCCTTCGCCTTCATCAGCAAGTGTGCTTGTAATAATACCTAGAGCAGGCATTGTAGAGGCAGAAGTGTTTGAGGCAGCTTGGACTTCAGCAGAATTGCCTGCTGTGCCAGATTGATAAACAACGGTACCAACGCTTAGTGAACCACCGGATACGTTTTTCACAGGCTCTTTAATAGCATCTGTAATAGAGAGTTCGATAATATTACCGGAACCATCTTTAGTATATAAGGCAGCATCAGGGAAGTTGATTGCAAGTTCACCTGTTTCGATATCTGCAGCGTCTGGAGCGTTACCAGCTACGCTTGATCGTTTGTGTTTCATTGTAGTTGTCATATGACTAATTCTCCAAGAATGGAAGGGGTGACTTATATGAAGCCACCCCTCATTTTCATTTAGAATGTACCACCGTCTAGTACGACATTCTGTAGCTCTTCGCCACCGAGGTCCCACTTGTCGTCAGTTTCATTCCATTTAAATACTACATTAGCAGCTGTACCACGCTCAACTTCGATGCCAGCATCCTGTGAAGGAGTTCCGGTTTCATCAGAGTTAAGAACGATGATAGCATCACCAATTTCAACTGTATTTGAATTAACGGTTGTAGTTGTACCGTTAACAGTTAGGTTACCAGCAACAACGACTTCACCAGTGTTGGCTCCGTCATTTGTTGGGTCAAGGGTAATTGTACCACCAGCATGTGAAACAATAGCAGTTTCAACATCACTTGAAGTTACCTTAGCAAAGGTTACGTCTGAGGTAGTAGCAACATCTTGACCGATAGCAACTTCACCAGAAGTTACAGTTACACCTGTACCACCAGTAATGTGTGCTTGTACTTCAGCAGCACTTGGGCCAGTGTATGTAAATACGCCAGTTCCGCTATCGTATGATAGAGAACCGTCACCACCAGCGTCAGTAACGCTAACGTGGGCACGTGCGTCAGCAGCACTCGGACCAGTGTATGTGAATACGCCTGTGCCTGAGTCATACGCTAGAGAACCGTCACCACCAGCGTCAGTAACGCTAACGTGGGCACGAGCTTCAGCAGCAGAAGGGCCAGTGTAAGTGATTACGCCGGTTGTGCTGTTGTAAGCAAGTGATCCGTCACCACCAGCGTCTGTGACACTGATAGCAGCACGGGCACGTGCGTCTGTGAAGTATAGGTTAGTTGGTGTAGTTGAAGCTTCAGAAATGCTATCTAGATCGAATTCAGTGAAATCGATTGAGATATCACCAGTAGTAAGATCGATACCTGTACCACCTGTGAAGTGAGCACGAGTTTCAGTAGCTGAAGGACCTGTGTAAGTGAATGCACCTGTACCTGAATCATAAGAGAATGACCCGTCGCCACCTGCATCAGTAGCACTTACTTCGCTACGGATTTCTGTTGAAGTAACACGGTCAAAAGTGAAAACGCCATTAGCATAGCTAAGGTCGCCATAACCAGTTCCTGTGTTAGCAGCTGAGAAAAGAGCTTCAGCATCTGTCTCAAAAGAAGAGTTAACAAACTCAGTACCATCATACTTGACGTAATCGCCAGTAGTTAGTGAAGTAAAGTTTGTGTCTTCAAGAGCGTTTAGTGTCTGATAGCCAGCGGAAGCAAAAGAGGTTCCGTTGTAGGCTTTCAGTAGGTTGTTAGCGGTATCATACCAGATATCGCCTTCAACTGGGTTTGATGGTGCTGTAGCATCAACATAAGCCGCATCGAGGCGAATGATGGCTCCAGAACCGTCTTTGGTGTAGATTTTACGGTCTACGAGGTTGACCGCGAGTTCACCGGCTTCTACATCACCCGTAGCTGGGAGATTACCGGCAGTAGTCGACTTCTTGAGTAGAATTTTGGTTGCCATTAGAATGAGCCTCCATTGATTGATGTGTCTGGGTTATCCAGAGTTGTTGTTGCGGTATACTTTGCATTACTTGTTTGATAAACAAGAAGAGCACCGTTAGATTTATTAGTGTTGTCTATATCTAAAACTTTAGAAGTAGTTAATTGATGATTCTCCCATTTCGAAGTATCTTCTTCATAAATAAGAATGTCTCCGTCTTGGGCTGAGCCAATTGCAGTATCGGTAATACCACTCATAGACATTTTAACAGGTGACTGATCGAGAGTCGCCTTAATGTCTTTTTGACTGATATTTACCTTAGATGAACAAGAAGCGGATTTAAGGCTAGCTTTAATGCTGCCTCCTGAATTTGCACTTACTTTTACTGTTGACATAATCTACCTCTACAATCCTGGAATCGAAACAGTTTCGATGTCGTTAGATACCATGTTATTTAGTTGTAGCTTAGTATAGGTCTGGTCTGAAGGGTAAACTTCATTTCTTATACCATTAGCATAAGAGTCAGAAGAACCATCGCCCATTAACCACACTTGAGTAGCACCATAAGTATTAGATGCGTAAGGGTTCCAAGTTGTTTGACTTACAGCGCTACTGATTCTGTGAATCTCGTCCTGTTTGTAATTACTTATCCACTTCTTTGGGTCAGTAATAATCAGCTTAATTTCATCGTCATTAGGCATAGTTTGGTTATACTTTAGTGTAGTCATAACTGTAGCCGCCACTTTACCGTGGAAGTTTCTGTTATTACCACGACCAGCAATAGTAAAGTCACCGCCAATCTGTCTGTCCATTCTAGCACCACTACCTGTCCACTGGTTAGCTACACTTTTGTTTGTACCTACAGAAGCAAAGCTATCACTAGAACTCATTACACGAATATCAAACGCACCTGCTAAGTTAGCTGTTGTGGCATCTGAAGCGCTATAACGTTGTCCTTTGTGAGCAATGTAAATACCATACCATTGACTAGTACTCATGCTACTAAGAATCTTACACTCGTTATAACCAACGCCCTCTTGACCCCAATGGAACCAAAGATTACGGAGGCTGTCTGTACGTAGGAAGATGTTATCATTCCCTGTACTTGCTCCTTCGCCCATATTCCAGATGTGTTGATTACTGCTGTTTCCATCAGTTTTAAACACTATCGATGTAGCCCAAGGTCTTGCATCAAAGGAGTCTGATGTTTTGTTGCTGTCAGTAGTATGAGCGGGAACCGTGGTTCCTGTATAACTCATTTTCGTTGGCATATAAGAGCTTTGAGCGCCTACTTGTGTTAGGTGTTCATTAGAACCACTAAAGTCTAAAGCCTTAGTCCAGTTTGTTAAGTTGTTTGAAACAACAGGGTTGTCATAGTGAGCAATGCCTGTGTCTGTTACATCTACGGTAGTTTCACGAGCCGCAATTATTACTTGCTCATCTCCTACACCTGCGTTTTGACTAACGCTATAGAAAACTGGAGTAGCCATTGTAGCACCTGTACCTGCAGTTGCAGTAGCACTTATAAGCTTACCTGAACCCGGAGCATCGTGGAATAACACTAAGTCACGGTTAAAAGTACCGCTACCATAACTTGTAATGCCACCGCCGCCTGTTACGACTTTACTACCATTACTCTCTCTGTGAAGTCTGAAGCCTAGCTTCATGTCCTCATCTTGCCAGCCATATCCTTGTGCTGAACCAGCTTGAAGGTTAGCATTGTCGGCTACGAAGCCAATAAAGACAGCGTATTGTGAACTACCTGTAGTACCCATGCTGTTAAATATACCTTCAACAAAAGCCGCTGAGAACACAACTCGTTTACCTTGAGCTGTTGTATCATCATATGTCATCACACTGTCATCATCTAGTGTGTTAGCATCAACCATTGCACCTGAGTTTGATACGTGTGTCCAACTGCTTAATGAAGGAGCCGGTGCGTCTAGGTTAGTTACTGTAATATCAAAATCACTACTTGTAGAACCATAAGAATTAGTCCTTGTAACAGTTACGGTAAAGACTTGACTTGGGGTAACATCGTTTGTTCCTGCTACTTCAGGAGAAGTACCTACGATATTAGTCCCTGAAAGACTTAAGCCTGAAGGTAGACCTGAAACAGAAGTAGTAAATGACATACCTGTAGGAGCAACTTGATAGTTAACTGCTGTGTTTTCGTCTACTGTTAAATCAGTAATTGTAAAGGCTGATGGAGCGTAGTTAGCATCCGGACCTGTAGAAATAACATTATAAGTTATATCTGCTGTGTTGCTTGGTGCTGAACTTCCTGCATGAGTTCCACCTGTTGAAGGCATATACCATGTTTGTGAAGTAGGTGTCTCATCTGCAAACACATGTGCCATGTTCGTACCTGAACCACCGTTGTTAATGTCTGCTTGGTTAGCCTCTGCTTCTGTTTCGAATAAAGGATAATAGAAGTCACCATCTGGAGATTCAATGTAGTAGTAAGTCATTACTGGACCGGTGTATAGTTCTTTAGAAGTAATGTGTGTAGAACAAACTGCACCTTCATTCTTCAAGAATACTACTAGGCTATACTCTTCATTAGCTGTTACGAGGGCTGAACGAACAATTACTTGCCATTCTGCTGCTTCTTGATCATAGTGAGAGATAAACAAACGACCATCTTCGTCAATACCAGCACGATACTCATCAGAGCGTTGTGGGTTAAAGAACATTCCGTTTTCAATCACAGCACCATAAGGTGAGTGCTCATAAGTAGCGTTAGGCTTAAGACGAACAGCAAGGTCCATGTCTTCACCTGTTAGAGTGTTGTCTTCTAGAGCAGCTACAGAAATTTCTGAAGTCAGCATTAAGCCAATCATCATCTTTTTCAGAGGGTCATTTCCTGAGTTATCAAACTGGAAGAACTCTCCGTTTTCTGACACAGGGTTTGATGTTGTAAAGAAGCCATCGTTAAACTCTGAACCAGTGTTAGTCCCTTTAGTAGCTTCGTTAGCATTGATAGTTACATCACCAAAGGTAGATACTGAAGTTGTGTGGTTAGTGTAAGTGTTAGAGATAAATCTATCATCTGCACCAGTACCTACAGGAGTAACTGTAAATAAACCGTTAAGAGCGTTTACTACAGGTACAAGCTGTTGTGCTTGTGTTTGACCACCAAAGGTAACGTTAGCTTTACGAACAAACCGCATAAGGTCTGAGCCATTGTCTACATTTTCTTTAATAGTAATTGTACCGTCTGCTTCGCCAACTGCTTTAATAGAGTTTACAGGATAAGAATGTCCTGTAGAAGCTAGAATAGTAGTGTTAGTAGCATCACGTTGGAAATCCACAGCATCTGTAGCACCAAATTCAATAATACCAATAGCTGTAGCGTTAGCTTGCTCAGTAATATAGTCTGCACACTCTTGAGCAGTATTAAAGGCTGTACCTAGTGCTGTGCGAAACTCTGTGAAAGGAACTGCAAAGAATTCATAAACAGGGCTATCTGAGTCAGTTGTACGAACTGTGTTTAGTACGTTAATACGAGTATTATCTGTTTCATTAACTTCACCTGATAGGCAGTTGTTCCAGTAAGCTGGCTGCGAAGAACCTTGAAAGGTAATAGCGTTAGCATTTTCATTACGTTGAATACGAATAGACATAAATTACCTCCCTACGGTAAATAGTGTTGTTAGTGGTTGAACAAATACTGGCTGGTCAGCACGGATGGCTGGTAGAGCACGAGCATTAACATCTTCAGCAGATGCCAGATAAGCACTAATCATTGGACGGTTCAAAAAGGTTTCACCTGTTGTACCTGCACCATAGAACAATGGTTCGCCTGTTAGAGCAAAGGTAAAGGTGACGTTATCAGAAGCGTCACGAGTTGCCCAAATAAGACCAACCTCAACAGTTGTGTTTGCGAACTGTGGTGTTAAGTTAAAATCGAAACGGAACTGGGTAAAGTTACCTACGTCTAGTTCAGACATATCGTAAGAGCCAGTAGCCGCATTATAAATTAGGCCAGATGTTGATGCTGCATTGTAAGCAGTGTTATCAGCAAAATCAAACATGCTTGTTACGCCAGCTGGCATGTAAGCACCTGAGAAAAGACCTACGCCTTGATAGGCAGTAGTACCTGCGTGTGGAGCTTCGTTAGCATCAGCGCTATCACCCCAATAAGGAGTGTCGTTAGCAATTTGACGAGTTGAGTCGAAGCCGAAGCGTAACCAAGCATTAGAATCAACCATTGCTTGAGTGTATTCAACATCGTTACCAATATCTGATATACCGGCGCTACCTGACACACGGTCAGTAAATCCACCCGTAAACTCGTAACCACCAGTAGCTTTATCAGCTTCTGCTTTAGTTCCAAGGTCTGCACCATTAAATTGAACACGAGTGCCACTACGGCTAATTGGGTATTCAACAAGGTTGTTTGGGTCTGTATCATCGACAAACTTAATGCTGTTATCGCTAACATAAATGTCACGAATTTTCTTTTCAGCACTACCAATATCATAGGTGTCGTTTGTATCTGGAATGATACTTGTGTCTAGGTTACCATTAAGGTAAGTAGCAACATCTGAATCATCATAAGTTGTAGCAGCAACAGCCCATGCATAGTCTGCACCGTCCCAAGTTAGGACTTGACCAGTTGTAGCTGTGCTTTGGTTAAGATGGTTATTAACGTCTGTGTCTGTGTAAGTTGTAGCACTAGCAGCCCATGCATAGTCTGAGCCATCCCATGTAAGGAATTCGCCTGTGGTTGCTGTGCTTTGGTTAAGGTGTGCGTCTACGTCTGAATTAGCGTAAGGCACTGGAGTATTAGTTAGGTCGTTATAGTCACCTGATGTAGCAACAGTAGCTAAAGTTGGTGCATTTGTTAAATCGGCATAATCACCGCTAAATGCATCAGTAATACCATAGCCAGCGATTGTTGTAGGCTTGGCTGTAATATTATCAAAAGCAACTGTTACTGGAATTGGAGACACAGGCGGATCGCCTACATCACCTGTAGAAATAGCACCATAACGAATTACAATTAGTACACGAATCGACAAAATAGTAGGGTTTGAGTCACCACTTTGAATTCGGATTGTACCAACTACGAAAGGAACATCTGTGTTTGTGTCAAACGGCACTGAACCAGCGTATAGGTTAGTTGGGAGGTAAAGCCGAAGCTTACCATCAACAGGGGAACCTACTGCACTGATAAGGGTGCTGCGATCTTCAACAGTTGCTCCGGAATCAAGTGTTAGGTTTGCTAGGGTGAATGAGCTACCACGAGTAGCTGGTGTGATATCACCTGTAGCTGTAGTTGTATCAAACTCATAAGAGTAGCCAGTAAGGTCTAGAGCACCACCTTCCGAATCGGTAAGGTCGATGTCCCAGTTTCTTGCTGAACCATTTACAAGCTGAGTGCAGACTACATCATCTGCTCCTCCTGCAAATGCAGAAATATTTGAGATTCTCATTTTGATATGTCCTATGGGATCTGTATCCCGTACTGTAGTACGGTTTGTTTGAGTTAAAAGGGTG